CCCTAATCCATATTCAAATACTCTTTTAATATCCGGTCGTTGGTTGATTGGTTGAAACTAAAAATATTCAAAAAGTCGTCAAATTGGTCTTCAATATCTTCTCTCTTTTTTGCGTCGTATTGGAAATAATAATCACAGGCAATACAAAACCAACCGCAATATTGGGACTTCACATCTTGGATTTGTCTATTGTTATATGGTATGGGAGAGAAGGGTTCTAGAAATTGTTTCACTTCTTCCGGCATAGGTAATCCAAAACTATCAAAGAAAAACGCTTTATAACTGGGGAAAATACGGCAAAAAACCCAGTGGGTTCCTCCTCCATCATCTTCGTTTTGTAAGTTGATATAATAACTACCAATATACCGCTTCTCCGGTAATTTATCCTTACTAAAGACCCCTACAATAGGGAGTTTCAATTCACCAGCAATCTCTTCTATTTCAATATTAGACAGCATAATATAATATTGAAAGATTTTAATTCACAAGACACTCGTTTAAAGAATAACCACCTAAATCACTCTTTTTCACCAACTTCTCAATAGGGATATACAAGTGAGGTTTATTAGGATTAAAATTAGTATTGTTGTATTTCATATATCCGGTTCTACTCTTCACCGCCTCCATACCTCCAATCTCCTCAAAGTTTTTATCACTATATTCCCACTCATACAATCCATCTAAAAAAGCAAACAAGAATACTACCTTCTTCGTAGGGGGTTCTAATTTCGCCAATTCTATTTTATTATATCCCACCATCGTAGTAGGATATTTATTGTATTTCAAATCCCTTGATTTTAATTCTATTTTGTGAGAAGGACTTTCATAATCAAAGGGAGCGAAGCGACCTTCTATTTTAACTAAATCTTCACCATACAATTCTTTTATTAAAGGATACAATTTATTTTCATTCCTTCCACCCATAGCAATATAGTTTATATTAACCATTATAAACTATACAAACAAAATATATTTTCCTAAATAAACTATTTAATTAAGATGAATTATACAATCAACCAGAGGGCATAAAACCAGCACCCATCTTCTTACCGGACAATTGGATACTTGGAGCGATAAAAGGATTCATCGCAGCAGAGTTGAGTTTAGCATAAGGACTGCCGGTTTGGATAACATCACTTGGAGGGGAAGGGGCGACAACGGCAATACCACTACCGGATTTATCACCAGCAGGAAGGAATCCTTCACCTGATATTTTGCGGATACCACCGGGACCGACAATACGAGGAGTTCTACCTTTTACGACTGGAACACGCATTCCAAAACCGGTTTTGCGAGAGACAAGTTTAGATAACTCCACACCACCTTCTCTACCTACTTGAAAACCAATTTTACCGGCGACTGGTGCTAATGTTGGGTTTCCAGATATGGTAGCAGCGGAACTACCAATCGCAGAACCTAGAGCAGAAGTGGCGATAGGAATACCTTTCTTAATTAAGGTAGATGCGATTTTACGACCAACTGCTTTCACCGGTTTTGAAGTGGCGACTTTTTCAATTTTTGAACCGACTTTTTCAATTTTTGAACCGACCTTGTTAAAGGCACGTTTAATATCGCCTAAAATAGAACCGCCATTTATCATCATAAGGTCTTCGCCAGGTTTCAATTGTAATCTCATACCTCTACCTCTACGATTTGAGTTTGCGATTTTGCGAAGATTCGCCGGCATTACTGCGAAGGAGTGGGTAGCACCCTCTCCAAAGTTTGCTGGTTTCAAACCGATTGCTCCGCCCGTCTTGATTTTGCGGACTTGTGCGTCAGATAATCTAACTGGGATTTTCGTTAGTTCCATACTATAATATTGTATAAGATAATATTATTGTATTATTGCTAAATTGTTTCTCAAAAGAGACGCTTTAAAGAAACTTGATTTTGTTTAAGCAATTCTCGCACCAGTTCGCACATCAACTGTGATTTCACGTTGGAACTCAACGAAGACCATTAAATCAACAGTAATAGCGGAGTTGTTTGTTCCCAAGATTTGGATTGCTTTTGCGACACCATCTTCACTTGGGATAGAGCGTGAGACATTACCGTAGTAGTAGCGGTAGCACCACTGGAAATCTTCTTTGCCGATTAAACCACTCGCCATACTGGTTGTTAAACTGCCGTTCAATTGGTTAGATGATACAAGTTGTTCTGCGAAAGTTTCGTAATCGTATTGGAGTTGAGTATTAAACAAGTTCTTACCGGATACTTGGATTTGGAAGTTAGTGAGGGAAACAGGGTCAGGAGTTCCACCAGATGTTGAGAAAGGTGATAATAAAGATGAAGTAGTTGTTCCGGAAACAGTTGTTCCAGTATATGTTTGTGCTGTTCCGTTTGATGCTTTTGGTAAGAAAGCACAGACCAATACCGAGCGTAGATTTGGGATACCGTTGGATACAAGGAACGAAAACGAACCCGAGGCAACCGAACTGTATTGGAATTGGAAGATATCATTATATACAATCTTCTTGGTTGGTGATAAACTCAAATATCTTTGTTCGCTGATTGGAGACATAGTGTATGCTGGAGCATATAAACGGACTGATGTAATAGGAGCAGAGACAGTTGTAGTAATACCCGAAAATTGAGTTCTAACAATAGATAAGGCGACTTTGATGTCTTCTTTAGTAAGAGATGCTGCTACTGCTGGGGCAACAAGAGGTGATAAACCTTGTCCTATATCCATACTGGCGACCATCACAGGGTTTGTTCCACCACCACCTAAAATAGTTGGAGTAGAAGTTAAAGCAAGGATACCAGTTGCTGTAATAACACCAGAGGTTGCTGATGTATATTCCGAGTTGATAGCAGAAAGGGTCATATAAACTTGGTTAGTATTGATATACATACGCATAGTAGAACCTTTCAATAAAGGGCACTTGTTGAAGAAATCGGCAATATCCTTTAAGCGGACAACTGCGTCAAAAACAATTGTTCTGGTAGTTGATGCTTGTTGGACGTAAGACATAAATACCAAGTTCAAACCACTTGATGAAGCAACACCAGATGTAGTTGCTAATAACGCTGATTGATTTGCGGTAGTATCTGTTAAAGCAGGGGTGCCGGGAGTTTGGGTCAAGTTAAAGTTTATCCAAGATTGACGTTTATAGAAACCTTCGTTATAGTTTGCTCTAAAATCGCCGGAATATAGAGTTGCGGTAGTTGATGAATTGACTGGAAGGAAAGTTTCGGCAACTGAACCAGCAGTTGTGAAATCTGGTAAGGCGGTGATTTGGACGTATGGAGCGTTTCTGTTATTACAAAGACCTTGACCGGATGTGTTTAGGTAGTTTAATTTTGAACCAGCAGTTGTGTTGTTGTTATATAACCACGATTTAGAAGTATCTGGATAGAAACCGCAAACTGAACCCCAGCACTTCAAGTCATCATTAGACCAAGAGGTTAAGTTTTTGAAACTGCTAAATACGTTCAAGAAAGGGGTTTGTTGAATGACTGAACCGTTGTTGAACTCTACCGACATACTGTGGATGATTTGGAAGAAACCGTTTTTCATACCGACCGCCCAATCAAGAGGTAAAGTTGAGGTTAGGGTTGCGTCTGCTTCCACTTGTAATACAAGCGGAATTGCTAGGAACGCTTCGCTCCAGTTGATGTAGGAACCGCTATTTGCTAAAGGTGTCGTATCTAGCACAATTTGTCCGGAATAATTGGAGTTGTTGTTATCATTCACATACAACCACTGTTTTTCTACAAACTCACTTGTAGGGACTTCGGCGTTAATGCTCTCTTCAAAGACGAGGTTATCCATTATATATTATACCAAAGATAATTTTTTCCTTGGTATAATCCTTTTTGCCTAAATATTGACCGCCTAAAAATCTAGAGATACATATTTTTTGGGGATGCGAGGTTTTGAAGGATTTATCTTTCTTAAAACCTCGGTCGGTTTAGAAATCATCCCCCCATTTTCGTAGATTCTATCTACTAACCCCTCACCTACTATTCTCTTATGGTCTCTCGCTGCCTTATGTCTTCTTCCTAAACCCATACTTACACGACCGCCTCCTCCACTTGTAGATTTTCCTAGTTTATGGATATACATTCCTAATATATATTCATAAGAAAAAAACTGCTAAACTACAATCCTAAATTATCCCCTTTACTTGAAATAATTATCATTATAACCATCTGTTCGTCTTGGATTACGACTGGTTTAAAATCTTGGTCTAAAAAACTCACTTTAAAAAAGGAATAATTGCCCGGTTGAGCGTCTATAAACACATATTGATTAGGAGCAATCGTGAATTGGTCTCCAAAAGTCCCCTCTGGAGAGAATGAATAAATCAAATTATTTGGAACAGCATAATTGTTATTCACTAAATCACAAGTTAAAACAAAAGAGGATAGTGGAGTGATTTGTGGTGTGAAGGATGAAATAGTGCTACTCGTTGTTGTAGTGCCGGTTGATTGTGTCCCATAAGTTCCAGCAGCGAAACCGATAACATACCTAAAGTTAGTTGAAGGGACAGTAATAGTTGGTGTTAATTCATTAGCACCTGCTGCTGGGTTAGACCAAGTAGCACCAGAAGGAATAGTGTATGTTCCAGGAGTAGCATAAAGGTCTTGACCTATTGGGAAGCAATCAACTTGAATAGCATAACGGTTTGCGTTGGTGGATATATTAATAAAATAGAGAATATCACCAGTAGAGACATTTGTTAAATAGTGTTTATTATTAATCATAACGAAGTGGAGATAATCGTTGATGCCGTCTGCGTCATAAAATCCGTCAGGGAAAACAACAGAATTAGAAGTTCCATCAATCCAGGTATAACTAAAAGTATTATTACCATTCGCAGCGGTAAGATTGAAGGTGGAATAATACATCTGGAGAGAAGCGAGGGCAACCTTATCACCAGGTTTAATATAAAGACCTCCTGCTGGGAAATTATATTGTAATTGTGAGTTATTCGTATTCTCAACAATATTCGTGCTATTCAAAATAAGGGTTCGCATAATATAATATAACAAGATAAAAAACTTCGTGAAAGTTGCCTAAATAGATAATTCCATCAGGAAGTTCATACCTTGCGTTTTATGGATACGACCATCATTCATAAACTTAATCACCAATCGTCTTAATTCTTGTAGGACTTTTTGTGAGTTGTTCCCCGCTAAATATTCTCCCTTTAACAAATTAAAACGGTCGTTTTCATCTCTATCTGTATCCGTAATGGTTTTCTTTAATTTTAGAGAATGGAAAATACCAGCACCCGTCGCAACCTTCTCAAATAATTTGCGTTCATCAATAGGCAACTGGTCGTAGATACGAGAGTTCGCTTTTCCGGTGTCTAAAAGGTCAATAATAAAGTCCTTAAATATATCACTAACGGGAGTCGGTTTAAATTGAGGAATCACACCTCCACTTGGATATTTCACGTTTAGCATATCTTGATTGGTAAGGAAACCGTAATGGATTAAATATTTACCCAACGGTCTATATACTGGTTGGTCTTCTACTAAAATACCTTTACCGATTTTAAGCAATCCTTTTGGTGCTTTCTTCATACGGTTCATTAATCCCTCACCGGTCTTTTTCCCAGGCACTAAATCACTTCCAATCTCGGTTAAACGGTTAAATACCACCGGAGACCATACGGCATAAATATCGGTTAAAATACCACCGGTTCCTTTGCGTTCATAATAAGGTGCTGCTCTATTATTCCCTTGTGCCCCATTCACAGCATCAATCGCATCTCCTAGATTTGCTTGTTCTTCTTCGGTAATATCTGGGGAACTATTCATATACGCTAATAAATAGGTATTTAAAAATCGTTTCTTGTCTGCTAATTCGGCATTCCTAAAATCTTCAACGGTAGAATAAATTGCTTGTGCTTTTCTTACTCGGGGTGCTCTTTCGCCGACAACCGCAACTGCTTCTTCAACCGGAACATCACCGACAACGGCAAGTGCCTCATCACCACCACCGATATCAAACTTGCTTGATGCGGATGGAGCGGTTGAACTACCACCCGAGATAAAACCTTTGGAACGGTCAAGTGTTTCTAAATATTTTGTAAGGAAGTCAAGGAAGAAACTGGGAGTAAGCAATTCAACCTTGTAATCTTTTTCAATACGACGCTTGATGGCGGGAAAGGTTTGATTTATTTTAAACTCCATATCCGGTGTTAAAGAACCGACGATTTGTTGAATATCTTTGTATCTAAATCCTAAACTTTGTAAGTTGCGGATTAAATCTGCTTCTTGTTTTGCTTGGTCTGCTTGTAATTCGGCAGGGTCTTTTTGTTGTTCTTGAGACAAAGGCGGTATTTCGCCTTGATAAAAACTTTTCCTCGCTGATGCTATTTTAGAGTCATTCGCAATAGCGATACGGATTAATTCGTCTTGTGCTTTGACTGCTTTAGAGTAATCGTCAGGTTTGCGTAGATTGCGGATTAATAAACTACCAGTTCCACTCATACTATATATATTATTTGGATATTTTTTTCTTTGAAAAACCAGTATTTAAATAAGAATTAATCCTCAATTTCATAATATTCGTTAAACCCCTTCCTAAATCGTTGCTTGGGGTCGCCTTCTAAATCAATCAAAAGAAAGTTTTGTTTATCAGCAGTAGCGTCATTATACATCTGGTTCAATCTCTTCTTATCTAATCCTAAATCATATTCCCTCGCTATCATCGTCAAGTTTTTCATACTGGATACTTGCTTAATTATAAGATAGGTTAAATTGTTTCGTATCATCTTGGGGACAGCATAATAGGACTGCGAGATATAGACCATACTACAATTCTTCTTTCTTGCTCTTAAAAAGAATTGTTCCATAGGGCGTTGGTTTTTTTCACCGACTAAATCATCCATTACAATCAAGTTTTGTTGGGTCTTGTCTAATTTGTCTAAATCGGGTAATCCTTCTTTGTCTATCTCGGTGATTTTCACACCACCTTTTTTCTCAAACTTTTCATCAAGATAATTGTATAGCGGTTCATCTTTGTTTTTAGTGGTAATAAAAATATTCTCAAAGGTATTAGGCATATTGTATATGAGGGACAAAAGTGTTTGTGTTTTCCCGGCACCAGAACCACCGGCGATTAGCATACGAAAAGGGAGTTTAATATGGTGTGTATCGTAGTATGGATTATGTTGCTTTAGAAGGAACTTCTCGGGTATTTTTTTATACCAGTCAATCAATTCTGCTGGTTTATCTTTTTTAGGAGGCATACTATATATATTCTATATAAAAAAAGTTCCTAAAAATAAATATATTGGTATATTATAATGAGTGAAGAATCCCCGCCTACCTATACGACTCCTATATTCAATCAAGCATACTTTGGAACAACTGATGGAGGTTTAGACACAGCATACCTAAACTCTCACTACTTAAGATATCCTACCGCTCAAACTGGTTTAGAAACTATCGCCAATTTAGCAACAACGAATGATGCTACGATAAACGGTTTAACAGTAGGAAAAGGTAAGAACTCCATAGCAACCAATACTGCTGTAGGTATTAGTGCTTTAGCAGCGAATACATCCGGAACAGAAAATACTGCTATCGGTGATGGTGCTTTAGAAACAGCAACAACGGCAGCACAAAATACGGCAGTAGGACACGAAGCACTTTATGCTACAACAACGGGTGGAACTCAAACTGCGGTGGGTTTTCACGCAGCACGAAACGCAACTGGAACAAACAATACAGCAATTGGATATCGTGCTTTTAGAGGAGTTGCTCTAGCAAACTCTGGAGTTGATAATGTAGCAATAGGGAGCAATAGTGTATTTAACGGAGGGACTAGAGCGATAGGAATAGGAGTTGAAGCATTATATAATGGAGGTGGTGTAGATTGTGTAGCGGTTGGTTATAAAGCACTCCACGAAAGTCCTGGAGCAAATAATACAGCAGTAGGTAATAACGCACTTAACGCTGTGAATGGATTTGGAACCAATAATACAGCAGTAGGTTTTGAGGCAGGAAATACTGTTACAACTGGGGACAGCAATACATACGTGGGTTATGAGGCAGGAATGGGTCTGGCACAAAGTGGTAATTTTAATACTGCGGTTGGTTCTGTTGCTTTAACGAGTATTACATCTGGTAGTAATAATATTGCGGTCGGTGCTGGTGCTCTACAGGCATTAACTACTGGAACAAATAATGTAGCAATTGGTTTTCAAGCAGGGCAAGCAGGAACTGCGATTACAACTGGTAATAATAATACTTTTGTTGGTCTTCAAACACAAGCAAACGCTAATAACTATTCAGACTCAACCGCTTTAGGTGTAGGGGCGACAATAACCGCAAGTAATCAAATTATGATAGGTCGTTCAAGTGAAAAAGTTTATATTGCTGGTAATTCAACTTATTCATTACCTTATATTGTTGCTTCTGGTAGCACGGTATTAACCGCTACTGCTGGGTCAGGAAGAGTTCAAATAGCAGGAACCTATACTATTCCAACTGGTTATAATTATTTAGTAGTAGCAGTATCTAATGGAGACATAGCTGCTAACGCATCTACTTCAATAACTGGTGCTAGCACTACCACTTCCCCTTGTAATGTTTGGATACACTTTAATAACGCCACCGCAGGTTCTTTTAGAGCGAATTATATTATATACGCTATCCCATAGAATAATAATTAGTTGATTTATCCCAAAATAAAATATTAGATAATACTATAATGAGTGGAGAAAACACTTTAGCAGAACCTATCGTTCAAAAAGTAGAAGTATTAGGATTTAGAGTATCCGTTTTAGGAGTTCAATTGGGTCAATCGGCAAGATTAGCAATTCACTTAAATTGTGTATTAGAAGGAGCACCTTTTATCCAATATAAAGAGATAGTAATTGAAGGCGAAGAATATACCGCTTGGGGAACAGATGATACCTACGTTGTTGAATTAGTCAAAAAGAAATTATTAGAACCAGTAGCACCAGTTGAACCAGTTGTTTAGATAATATCTTTGTCTATATTATGGAGGAAGAAAATATAAACGGATGGTCTTGCGACGTTGAAAGCATATTGGAAAATATAAGAATAAACTGCGTGGTATTATCTACCCAGCATAAAAAAAAGTATATATTCTTCAAAGGATATTTAAAATATTTCCGTATCCCGGTAATTTGTATCAGCGGTTGCGTCTCAATTTTTTCTGTTGGACTCCAACCATATTGCGACCAAGGTTTAATATCCGCCATTACTTGTGTTCTTTCTCTGTCCTGCTCTATCATAGGTTCAATAGAGTTGTTTTTATCTATCCAGTCCAATATGGAAGATGAATTGATAGCGAGTAAGGATTTTTATTTGCTTGGAATAGAGATTTTCAAGATGCTTTCTTTGGCGAGACAAAACAGAGGAGTAGATGGTAAGGTATTTTTGGAAGAGAAGTTTGCGACCTATCAAAAACTAATAGAGAATAATTCTCCCATACAAAAATCACTCAAAGACAATCTTTCACCGATACCGGTTGCCTTAATTCCTGTAAGTAGTGTTTTAACCACAAGTAGTGGAAGCGAGGAAAATAATATAGTAATATAGTATGGAGACCCTCTTAAAATATTCAAATCCTATTGAAGCACAAAAAAAAGCAACGGAGTATTTAGGGAAAGATGCCGTCTTATATACTTCAACAGACCCCAAAAAGAAGTATTCAATATATGACCCGAATAAGAAACGATTTATTAATTTTGGAGCAATAGGTTATGAAGATTACACATACAGCAAAGACAAAGAGAAGAGAAGACGATATTTAGCACGAGCAACCAAGATAAAAGGAAATTGGAAAGAGAATCCATATTCTGCTAATAATTTATCAATACATATCTTATGGTAGATAATTTTTTATATATCTATATATATAAAAAAGTTATGCCGTATGCTTATAGGAAAATACGAAACCAGAACGCCTACCGGGTCTTTAATAAGATTACTGGTGTTATCCATTCAAACCATACTACGCTTGATAACGCAAAGAAGCAAATAAAGTTATTGAACGCAATAGAAAACAACCCGGATTTCAAACCAAAAAAAGGAAAGGGTGTGGATAGTAGTTTATATACAAACGCACAATTGAGAAGTATGGGAACACAACAATTAGTATCATTACGAGAACAAACCGCAGATAACGACTTGAGAATTAGAATATCTAATCTTTTAGAAGGTAGATACGACGCCGCTACATCTCCATCTCAAACCGGACAGAATACACAAGAAATAGACCCAACCCAAATACAATTACCAACACCCTCGCCACCTCAAGCAGTAGTTCAACCAGCAGTTCCACAAGCAGTCCCACAAGCATTATTCGGTTTAATAGGGGGAGTAAGGCGACCAGGACGACAATTCAGGAATATACTTCAATCATCTTCATCATCTTCATCATCTGCTTCATCAACACCAAGACAAGATGATAAACGCAGAAGAACCGGAAAAGGAACTACTGGAAGCAAAGAAGTTGCCTCTATTACCGAAGACGCAAGAAAACGAGGCGAAGAACTAAAAAAACGAATCGCAGAAATAGAAAAATCAAACTTGAAGAAGGCGGATACTTTAAAAAAGGAGGAATTGAAAAAAATAAAAGCGGAATTGAAAAAAATAGAAAAAGAAGACCCAGATTATGTAGGGATTGATATAAATACCGGGAAAGGATTACCCGCTGGTGATATACAAAAATTATTAAAGAACTCGTATCAAATCCCTCCGGCAGAAACCGTTGGTGATTTCGTATTGGATAAATCCCTTTCTGGACGAAGAGTTCAAGTTTATAAAAACCGAAACACTCCTCAAGCAGTCGTCGTTCATAGAGGAACCCAAGGGGTAAAGGATTGGGCGACAGACCTTTTTTATGCGACTGGTGGAGACACTACGCAAACCAATCGTTTCAAACACGCTGCCGATATTCAAAAAAAAGCGGAGAGCAAATATGGTGCGAAAAATATTACAACTCTCGGTCATTCACTCGGTGCGAAAATTAGTTCAACTGTAGGGCAAAACAGTAAGGAGATAATTAATTTGAATAAGGCGGTTTCTCCGTTAGACGCACTCCAGAAAACGAGCAGTAAGGAAATTAATATACGAACCAGCGGAGACCCAGTTTCTGCTTTGCTTCCAATAAGGAATAACGAAAGAACCATTACCATTCCAAGTAAGACCTATAATCCCTTTACAGAACACAAGACGGATACCTTAAATAGATTACCGGCGAATCAAATAATAGGTAGTGGAGCAGCGGTTAGTGCGATTCGTCAAGCGTTTAGAGCAAAACCGTATGTAATAGAAGGATTAGAAAGGATTGAACCAGCAAATACAAAAGAAGCAATATTTCTTGCGGTTTTTGCTATGATGAGACGATATACTGAAGAAGCGGAAACGGGAACTATCCCCCTTGGTGATACTCCCTTTGATATTTTGTTTAATTATTTGAATGTATATTTTCAAACGCAATATGACGGAGGTTTTTATCAAGAAATAGCAGCGAGAATAATAAATAACCGAAATATTCAAGCAGAAGAATTGAAAGAAGTGGTGATAGATTGGATTTATAGTATTCCAGAGTTTCAAGCACCACTCCTAAATACATCTGCTCCAACCGTAGCAGCAGTCGTAGAGGAACCACCAATTGCCGAAGCAACAGTTCAACGAGGAAAGGGTTTAACTCCCGAGCAAGTTGATGCTGTGATTTATACAACTCCAATTGGGGCAATTTTATTGAAGGTGCTTTATGAAATATATATGGATAGACAAAATCCCCAACAAGTAGCACCCCAACAACAAGAAGAAACCAAAGATGAAAGGGGGGATATAGAGATGGGACAAGGTTTAGGTAGTTCAAAAATTGTTCCAATTGTAGGAGAAGACATAAGTGATTTAACTGATATAAGTGATATATCAACCCGAAGTGGTAGAGAAGTAGGCGATATAGTTAGAGCAAATAGCATAATAAATACTCCAATTTCAAATATTGGTAATCTATTAGAACAATTAGAGGTAAGTGATACTGATATATTACGAATAATAAAAATATTAGAGGGGGAGGAATATGAAGGTATAAGAAATCTTGAGGGGGTAATAAAAAAACTACAGACAACGTTGGTGAATATGGGTAAAGAACCTCCACCACCAACTAGCACTAGAAGTGTAGGGAGAGGTTTAATAAAAAGGGGGGGAGCAATAAAACCGTTAATAAGAACAGAAAGTATAACAAATATACTCCCACTCACGAGATATTCAACTCCTCAACAAGTATTTAATACCAGAAGAGATATTATACAGTTTTTTAATGATAATGTATCGGACGGTATGACTATAAATCAATTTTCATATGTTAATGGTTTTATTAGAGAGCAATTAAAAAGAATCGTTGGTTCTGTAAATACGGGGACTTCCGGTATTAATGAAAATACAATTTTAAACAATAGGTCAAGAGAGATATTAGATGATATTTCATCTATTCCACAAGACACGAAAGGTATAATGGGTTTTTTGTTTGGAAATAATCCTACAGAATTACAAAAGATAGGATTATTAATGCCGAATAAAACAGTGGAAGGCGAGTATATTATTTCTTCAATAGAATATTTATTAAGGGAATATTATGATGATACAATAAGTCCTTTTATAGAATATAATATAGAACACTACAATTATGAACCAGACGAAGATGATGAGGAGATATTATCACAATTTCCAGATAACCGACCCCCAAAAAAACGGCGTATTAATGGTGGTAGTTTAGCAAAAAAAATATCTCCACCTAATAAAAAGATGGTTGGAAAAACGAATCCTTGGGTTGAGTATGTTAAAAGTTTCGCAAAAGGAAAAGGTATTAATTATCGTTCTGCTTTGAAACATCCCGATATATCAAAGGGGTATAAAAAGGGTGGTATGATGAGAGAGGAAATGGATAAACTTATTGGTTTTGTAGATGACCCAGAAGATAGAGAGATTAAAAAGACAATAAAAGAAGGAATTAAAAGTCCTTATATAACCGCAAAACAAGAAGATTTAGTTAAGTGCCCTTACTGTAAGGAATATTATAAATACAAAGGGTTAAGTCGCCATATCGCTCAAGTTCATCCGGGTCTTCCTGTTGAATACCAAAAATACGTAGCACCAAGCAATAGGGGATTACAACCCAATAGGAAACAAACAAAAAAGGGAGGAAAAGGTATGCCTACCAGTAGGGAGACGGTAATAGCAGAGGCGTATAACGAGAGGGAATTGGGGGCGAATGGAGGGAAGAGGTATGTATCCCTTTAAACCGAGTCCGTCTAACGCCGTTTTAACGCTTAACGCCGTTTAACGCCGATTTTTCAAATCCCCTATATATTTTTATGGATTTTATATGATTCCTATAGAAAGTTTAGAAAAAGTGGCGTTAAGCGGCGTTAGCGTTAAGATTGGCGTTAAATAATATTGTATCCAACCGGCGACAATATTATTCTGCTCCTACTCTCCTTATATTATTAGGATTAAATCCTTCTGGTAAGTCGTCTGGATGAACTGGTATCTCCACTCTGGTTTGGAATAAATCCTTCGTCCAGCACTTCCTCTTCTCTTCATTAAAGATATTCGCAAACTTGTCGGTCAAAAGGTTTGTATAATTCCTAGTAATACCCTCAATCGGTTTTATCAGTTTCTCTCCTCGCTCGGCAATCAGTTTCAAATAATCCTTTAATTCAGTAGGCATCTTATCGGTATATTGTTTTGTTTGTTCTAATCCAAAAGAGGCAACAAACGAACAATATAAGGTAAGAATATTGTAAGCAAGACAATACCAAAGAGAGAGACGACAAAGAGCATACTGGGAGGGGTCATCTTCTCTCTCTTTTAGAATATCAATATCCTTTTGAATATCGTTATGAAGGAGTTTCATTCCGGATTCGCTTACAAAACCCTTTTCATCTGTTAGGTCTAATACCATACTCATAAAAGGGAAAAGGAAGAAGTCGTTGTCTGGGAAGTTATCAATAAGATTTTTATAAGAAAGCAAATCATCTACTTTGTTCTTGCGTTTGTCGTCGGCAGTTTCAGCGTCCATATAATATTGCTAAATATTATATTTTGGGGGATTAATTTTATTTAATCCGGAATCAAAAATAATAGTGCGGTTGATTGGAATAAATATATTGGGTTCTTCCCACTCCACTTTGGGTTCAAACAATACTTCGGTGTGGGGTGTCTTGGTTTCATCCCAGTATTGTATGAGGATAGGTTTGAAGCAGTCGTCATAATGTAAGACGATTTTGACGTTGTCTCTAATCTCAACAATATCAATAGAGCGACAGTTAGGTTTTAAACACATTATATATATTGCTAAATATTTTTATTTAAACAAAAAAAAGGTCGCCCCTTTTTTTGTTTTTTTTGTTTTAGTATTTTAAGTGAGTGCGAGGATTGTATCCCATCTTGTAATAATCTGTCTTTTTATTAGGTAAGATAATGGTAAGCAATAGTAATATTTGGTATGCCTCCCTTATATGGTGATTATTAAATACCAAATTATCATCCCTCATTCCAATATGGTAATGCTTATTATAAATAACTCCTTGATGTAGTTTATCTAATGGAGTATTCATATGATTTTTACACCATAAAGCAGCGTATTTTATCTTATATAAAATAAATAATAACGCTCCTTCTTTTTTTCTCAAAGAGAGACCATCTGGTATAATAAAATTGTCCCAGAAATAATCATTATATTTTGTGTGTTTCCCTGTATATTTAATTTTGTAATATTTTTCAAATCGTTTATCAGTAGGAATATCTGCTGCTGATATTAAGTTAGGTAATAGGACTGTTTTTTTAATTTTCAAATATAATTTATCTAATTCGGTTTGGTCTGCGTATTTTGATAGTTTAACCATAATACTAACTGTTTTCAAATCATACGATAAGTTAGGTATGATGTGAAAATCCATAATTTCCTTTGGAATAGAAAGGATTAATTGTTGTTCGGTTTGTTGTTGTTGTTCGGTATTCATTTTTGTTTGATTGCGTTTAAGATTGGTTGGAAAAAGGAGTTCAATTTTTTAGGATTGTTTGCTTTGGTTTGATTGCCCCTAAAAGATTAAAAAAAAAGGAGTTCAATTTTCTGGGTTTTGTTTAATTACAGATTTAGATATAATAATATAGGTTGCCGTTCCGGTCTCGGTAAGTTTTAACAGTCATATATTCTATTTAGATTTTTTGATGCGGATTTTGCCTTGTTTGATTTTATTGATTAATTCATTCAAATCACTATCCTCCCTCACATATTCTATTTTAATTGTTTCTCCATCATTTTTTTTTATTGTTATATCATTACAATACGATTCTTCAAATTGTTCCATAATATCTCCAATAGGATTACCATATTCATATCCAGATATTCCATACCAAGTTATGTTGTATTTTTCAAATATTTTTTTGGTTCGTTCTATTTCGTTAAGCACGTGTTGTATAACCGTTTTTTTGTATTTTGTTTCGTAATCATCAACGGTATTAATAGTTCTTAAATATCCTTCTACGTTGATTGAACCGCAAGTGTTGTTGTCGTTATTCATATTTGCTGTTGTTGTTGAGTTGCTTATAATTGTTTCTTGAAAAGGAGGTTCAATTTTCTGGTAGAATTAAAAATCGGTTTCAAACTTGAAAATATTAGCATCAACCGCTTTATTCGCCAAAGCATATTCGCTCACCCTACTCTCAAAGAAGTTTGTTTTCCGTTCTATACTTATGGTCTCCATAAAACCGAAGGGATTAGCAGAGTTGTATATTTTCTCACAATCAAGTTGAACGCAAAGACGGTCAGCGACAAAC